GGTTAGACATTTTAGACAAGGCAAAGAAACTTCCTTTTGAAATGATTGGAATAAATTACACGCAACACGCTTGGCACGAAAAAACAAACTACTCAGTAAATAAAAAGTTTGCAGAAGTTTGTGTCTTGATGAACGTCAAGAAGATCCATTGGAACTACCGCTCAGAGTTCAACTTAAAAGAAGACAGGGACTTTGCCTTGCAGACGATAAAGAATGGTAATGGTATATTACGCTTCAATAGATATTGGTTTGCTTGTCCCGACGTTGGCAGTAACGCAGGTGGGTTGCAGGATATGTACAAAGCAAAGAAGGATGAGGAATCTGCAAAAAAGATGTGTCGTGAATGGAATCCTTTTGTAACCTTGCAAAGAAAAGGTGAGCGCGTAGATATGAAGACGGACATCAAAGCACTGGCTACTCATTATAAAAAAATAGTAAAATGAAACGAATTGATTTAATACCTGTTCAGCACAACAAAAAAGTTAGTGATATCTGTGAATACATTGAACCTAATGTAACGGAGGATTGTATCTTCTACTCAGAAGGCGAAGCAATTGGTTTTTATCTTAACAAGATGCCAGATAATATGTGTAAACTGGCAGACCTTGCTAATGAACAACTAAGAAGTAAAAATGTTCCAAAGTCAATGTTAAACAGAAGGCAAGTGGATGGTTTTGATGAAAAAAAAGGTATTTGGAAATATAAAAATGAAGTTCATCAATACAGTTGTATTTTAGGTTCAATACCACCTAAACCACATATGCAAAGACCATACGCGTCAAGGTCTAGTGTTCATTTACAAAAATCCGCCAACACTTTTGTCAAAGCAATGTTGATGTTAGCAACGGAAAGCGAACAACTAATAAAAGAAATACTACCACACCAACACGAAAAGCAAGTAAAGTTATTCGAGCAAGTACAAAAGAAGTGGAGATTTGCAAACTTGTTTACTTCCTCAATTTCAAACTATAACATAAGCGCACCTTATCACAGGGACGTTGGTAATATAGTCGGAGCAGTAAACGTAATAATATGCAAGAAGCACAACTCAAAAGGTGGTGACTTAAACATACCAGACTACGGAGCGACGATAGGACAACAGGACAATTCAATACTCGTTTACCCAGCATGGAAAAACCTGCACGGAGTTACGCCAATCATTCCAACGCACGAAGGCGGTTACAGAAACTCGCTGATATTTTATCCATTAAAAGCATTTGTAGGTTTAGATTAACAACAATAAAACAACGATTATGGCAGGTTATAAAAACATAGAACCAAGTTGGAAAAAAGGTCAAAGCGGAAACCCCAACGGACGTCCGAAGAAATACGTTTCGTTGTTGAAGGAAAGCGGATACAAGTTGAGCGAAATAAACGACACCATTCAGGCGATGATGGCTATGGATATGGACGAACTGAAAAGCGTTTGGGATAACAAGCACGCAACGATACTTGAAAAGACAATAGCCAACGCAATGATGACATCGTTGAAGAAAGGTTCGTTGTATTCGCTCGAAACATTATTGAGCCGTGCGTTTGGTAACCCGAAACAAATGACCGAACTTACAGGCGCAAACAGCGAACCGATTCAAATAATAATCAATGACAAATTATAACAACCAATTCGACAAATTACCGAATGAGTACCGCTACATTGACATTTGACCTTTCCGACGGCGACGATCGTATTGAATTTAACCGCGTAACGAAAGCGCGCGATATGGCGATGGCGTTGTGGGAACTCGACATGAACGGATACCGCAAGTTCACGAAGTACAACGAACGACAGGAAGCCGCATATCAAGAAGGCATTGAAGAAGTGTTCGAATACATTCGCGACTTACTACAACAGCATCAAATTAACGTCGAAGATTTAATCGTTTAACAATGGCTGATATAACAATGTGTGAAGGTATTAACTGCGAGCAGCGTCTAACGTGTTACCGCTACCTTGCAACCGCGAACCCCTATCGGCAAAGTTACTTCAGCGAAACACCACCAACGAAGGACGGCAAGTGTGACGAATACATAATGTGGTTGGGCGCGAGTGAATGGACGGGACAAATAAGAGAGGAATAAAAATAAACAAATGAGCGAAAACAAATTAAACTTTCTCAAATCACAGATAAGCGTGTTCAATCCAACGTGGACGAAGGCGCAAGTTGAAATGGAAGCGATTAGAATATACAACGAAGCAAACACAATCGACGACGACGACGAAGGGTGTTTGTATTGTGGTTCGTAGTCAACAAAAGAATTGATATTGTAGATATTAAACAACAAACAAATGAGCATAAAAGTAAGCATACCAGCTGACTACGAAAGTCTAAAAATCAAACAATACGTTGACTACCACGCGGCGAAAAACGACATTGACAAGTTGGTTTCAATCACTAACCTACTGAAAGAACAAGCGGAACAAATTCCCTTCCAACACTTGCCGACGTTAATAGAAGCGTTTGAAGTAACGCTATTGACTGAAAGCGCGAAATTCTTCGAAGTGATAACAATCAAAGACAAAGACTTCGGTTTTATTCCTGACCTTTACTCTATCTCAATGGGTGAGTACGCGGACATTTCAACGTGGGCTTCCGACGTCAACGCGAACATGGTCAAGATAATGGGAACGCTTTACCGCCCCATTGACAAGCGCATAGGCACGAAGTACACAATCATTCCTCACAGCAAGCAAAACAGAGAACTCGTTGAAGGCTACGTTGAGCAAATGACGCTCGAACAATTCAACGGTGCGATGCTTTTTTTTTCGACTTTGCTAAACGAACTAAACAACATTTCGCTAGACTTTTTGGAGAACGAAGTGCAGAAGTTGACGAAGGAGATGCAGGAATTGAAGACAGAGAAGGGCTCAACCAAGTCTTAGGACGCTACGGTTGGTATCATCTTTTCATGGAAGCCTGCGGGCGCGACATAACTAAATTGGACGCAATTACGGAAAAAAGCGCGTGGGAGATATTTACATTTATGACTTACCTAATAGATTACAATTATGTCGAACGTGCAAAGCTACAACGCTCTTATAGATAGATTCAAGGCTTTTGCCTCTGGACACTTTATTCTTAAAACATTTTCACACGGTCAAATTGACACGGCAGACCTTGAGAAGTTTACCGAATACCCATTTATGCACGTCGTTCCTTCGAACGTTACTTACGCAAAAGGAACAAAGACATTCTCTTTTCAAATTGTCCTTGCGGATCTACCGCGCGACAAAGACGATAAGGTTGAATTTCAACGTGAGGTCTTATCCGACCTTCAACGAATAGCTGAAGATTTAGTTGCTGAAATTACCAACCACCGCGTTTTGTTTGGTGACTTAATCACAGTACAAAACGTAACGCTCGAACCCTTCTTAGAAGAATTTCACAACACGTTAACAGGTTGGACGGTTAGTCTTGACTTGCTCGTTCCGTATTACTGGGACGCGTGCAGCATACCCGCCGAATGGAACGACTTCTTCGAAAGTGGAAGCGGTGGCACAGGTTCAATTTTGACGTTCATTGATTCAATAGTTCGCGACGAAAACGGAAATGTTTCGTTAGTGAACGACGAAGCCGAACCCGCTGCTAATTATTACTACGGAACGAACAACGAAGGGGTGCGCGGTTGGTATTTGTTGAGCGACGAAGTAGGTTTGACGTGTGAAACAATTGGTTCATGTCAAACGATAATAGATATTGAAGCAGCCATTGACGCGCTCGAAGAAGAAATACTTTTGAAGGCTGACATAACGAGCATCAGCGCGGTTGGTTTCTCGAATGACTACGACGACCTTGACAATAAACCAACTATACCTGCTGCTCAAGTCAATTCAGACTGGAACGCAACGAGTGGAGTAAGTGAGATATTAAACAAGCCAACGCTAACAAATGGAACAGTTACATCGGTAGGTTTGACAATGCCTTCCGCATTTAGTGTGGCGAATAGTCCCATTACAAGTTCGGGAGATATAGCAGTTACAGGCGCAGGTGTGGTTTCACAATATGTAAGAGGTGACGGCAGCCTTGCAAACTTTCCAACGTCAACAGGTGGAGGTGCTTCATTATCCTACTATTTAAATGGATCAGTAGCGCAAGGTACATTTGGCGGTGTGGCTTTCAAAGAAATGGATAGGACACCTGTCTTTGGTGCAGGTACTGATTTCACAATAAACGCGAATGGATACATTCAATCTTTTATCACAGATGCTAACGTACCGAATCTTTTAGAAATACCAGCAGGCAATTGGAATTTCGAAACATATTTCAGCGCTTCGAGTAACGGTGGTAGTCCTTCATTTTACGTTGAGTTATACAAGTGGAATGGTGCAACATTATCTTTAATTGCATCTAATTCAGCTACTCCAGAAGGCATCACCAACGGCACGGCAATAGATGCGTATTTCAGCGCTTTAGCAGTTCCACAAACTACCTTAGCAGCTACCGATAGGTTGGCAATAAGAATCTACGTCACGCACTCAGGAAGGACAATTAAACTTCACACCGAGAACAGTCATTTGTGTCAAGTCATTACTACCTTTTCAACGGGCTTAACTGCGTTGAATGGCTTAACGGCACAGGTGCAAAACTTCGCAACGGGTACAAGTGGAACAGACTTCGCTATCTCATCTGCGACAAGTACGCACACCTTCAACCTTCCAACGGCATCAGCAACAAATAGAGGTGCATTAAGTTCTGCGGATTGGACTACATTCAATTCAAAACTTTCAGGCTTAACGGTAGGCACTACGCCTATCACAAGCGGAACGGTAGGGCGTGTGTTGTTCGAAGGAACGGGGAATGTGTTGCAAGAATCTGCTAACTTCTTTTGGGACAATACGAATGGTTATTTAGGAATAAAAAGAACACCTGGAGTTGAAATTGATGTTACAGGTAGCATAAGAGCAAGTTCGACAATTTTCACAGATGTTGCTCGATTAAATTTTATTCAAACAAATGGTCAAAATTTAACCGTAAGAGGAGCGAGTTCTGTTTCATATATTACTATGTTCCAATCAACAGGAAACGTAACCATTCAAAACGGTGGCACTTTCACAGACGCAGGCTACAAGTTAGATGTTAACGGAACGGCGAGGGTGAGTGGTACAACTACAATAACACCTGCAACGCTGACAGGAGCAACGGCGACAAGTGCTTTGGATATTTCACAAACGTGGAACACAACAGGAACACCCATTGCGTTAAAGGTGAATATCACAGATACGGCAAGTGCTGCGCTTTCTGACTTAATCAGTTTGCAAGTAGGCGGCTCAGTAAGATTTAGAGTGTTAAAATCGGGTTACTTTTCGCACAATACAGGCGGTGAAATTCAAGGTAGTCTGGTAGTGGGTAGCGCATCAATAAACGCATCTGCTGTTTTACAATCTGACTCAGTTACAAAAGGCTTCTTACCACCTCGCATGACTACAACGCAAAAGAACGCCATTGCTTCACCTGCGTCAGGTCTTGTGGTTTACGATACAACTTTGGGTAAACTTTGCGTAAGAGGCGCGGCAGCGTGGGAAACAATAACATCACTATAATAATTAAACAAAAATACAATGGCTAAAATACAACCAATCACTTTTCCTCTTAACGCAGGAACGGCAACGGAAATGACAGTTCTCATTTTGAACTTCGAAACAAATGCAGTAACCTGCACTACCTACTACGAATTAAAGACCGACGAAGGCGCAGTTCTAACAAACGGCAACTACACTTTGACCGAACAAGAGTTCGCAGCGTGGGGAACAGATAACGAGTGGGTAACTGAGTGCGTAGCGAACGCAATAGGAGTAACAATTATAAAAGACTAAGATGAACTTAACAGAGGAACACTTAAAGCAACTTGACGCTTTCATTCAAGAAATGCCTACAAAGTTTGGCTTACCATTGATTCAATTCTTCAACAAGATAAAAGAGGAAAGCGAAGCGACAAATGGCTAACGAACAGAGCGCACCCAACTTCTTCGCTGTGGTCAACGACATGGCTAAACGCTTTGTCGAATTGATGCAGTCCGACTATCGCATGAAGCGAAAGGTTGGACGCAACTTCACGAACGCGGTTGCAAGCGGTACGCTCGAAAAGTCTTTGAAGTATAGACTACAAATCAAGGGCAAAAATATAAACGTTAGCATTTACGCAAAGGGCAAAGCTGCGAAATACTTTATGTTTCGCGAGGACGGGGTAAATGGAACGCAGAAGTCACAAGGTGCGCCGTATTCATTCAAACGAGGTAGCGGAAGCAAACCCGCAAAAGGTCAAATGTCGCCTATGCAACAATCGATATACGACTGGATGTCGATAAAAGGAATACGATTACGCGACAAATCAAGTGGCAAATTTAAGAAGTCAACCGAAGAGCTAAAACAAACGGTTGCAAAACTTATCATGTTCAAAGTACGTCGCGACGGAATAAAGGGTTGGAAGGCGTTTGACTACGCATACGAAAACATTTGGGACGAATATGAAGCGAAGATATTTGAAGCATACGGCAAAGACTTTGGAGCAACAATAGAGAATCAATTAAACGACATTTAAAAATATGGCAATTACAATAGAAGAACAACCATACCAGTACACACCCATCGGACAACGATTGATGATTGTTTGCAGGTCAACAAATGTTACAAACGCAGGCTTTCGATTTGTGTTTGACTTTGGTTCTTTCCAAGTCAACGTACAACCCAACGCGCAAAACAAAGGAATGTTAGACCTCGCACCGATATTTAGAGAGCAACTGCAACACGACGCGACAGAACACTTCCAAACAACAGGAACGGAGAACACCAGCGTTGCGTTCATATCTTGCACGATAAAAGAAGGTTGGCTCGTTGACGGAGTGTTCACGGTAAGCGGTAGCGGAATGGCTGACATTGACGACGTGTACGCGTTTCTTGCTGAATATCAAATCGCGGACGGTTACAAACCAGATCCAAACGCACGTTACGCGTTAGACGCAACGGATAAGTACGCGATGAGCGAAAGAAAAAAAGACACGCACAAGTGGAGCGAAGCGGCAGGACGCGGACTTTCGAACGAATGGGTTTACATGCCAACTCGTTTAGCTGACTTTGGTGTTCTCTATGCTCCTTCAGCAACGGCATTACTTGCAGATAGCGACTTCGATGTTGCAGTAATTAGTACCTACGACGACAACGACGCATTGATTGAAACACAATTCTTTTCAATGGCAAATACTAATTCGGTTGTTAACACAATAGCCGCGTTTTATCAAAACGTTTACAACACAGGAATTGATTTAACAGGTGCGAAATACTACACAATACAATTTGGAAAAGAAACAGCGTTCCCCGTTTACACAGCCGCTTCACGCGTCTATTGTTTTTACCTTGTCGACGACGATTGTCGCTTTGACAATGTTCGTTTGGGTTGGTCGAATACTTGCGGCGGTGTGGATTACTTCAACTTCACAAAGAAGTCGGAATTGTCTTTCAACTACGATCGTAAGCAATATCAAAAAGTTGTTGGAACATACAACGAAGCGACGTTTAGCTTTAACACTTGGGACAGAGGAACAACCGACCGTTATGTAAACACAACGAAAGGACTGCAAATAAATAGCGACTGGGTATCTGTTGGAGAGTTCAACCTACTTCAAACGCTTTGTCGTTCAAACGATGTATTTATAATCAACGACGACCAAACGTTAACACCCGTTCTTGTCGACACTCAGAATTTTGTTATCAAAGACGAACGCTACTCAAAACTTTACAATGTTACTTTGAACTTGAAATACTCACAACCCGTAGGTCTATGATGAACGAAGTAATACTAACGCTTACCGATAGCAACGGCAACGCGTCAACAATCGACTTGTACGAGAATGAGAAAATGCACCTTAATTATAAGTTTACCGACCTAACAAACTTTAGTTCTGTTGGTAGCTACTCGCAAGAGTTTCGCATTCCTGCAAGCGCAACAAATGTAAACTTCTTTGGTGCTATCTTCAACGTTAACTTCAACGGGTGGTTTGACTTTAGAAAGAAGGTAACAGCTAACCTAACGGTTAACACTATACCCATTTCAAGTGGTCATATTCAGGTCAAGAAATTATACTGGCAAAGTGGTAAGTTGTTCGAATTTGAAGTTGTATTTTTTGGTGAAGTACCTAGTCTTGCACGTCTATTAAATGAAAAAAAACTACGCGACATTGAAAGCATTGTCAACGGTGATTTGGACTACGATTTACTTCATGCTAATGTTGAAACACCACCTAACGCGCAAACGATTCTAACGCTTTGTGATAAGTGGAATTTGACAGCAACTAATACAGAAGGACAAGCAATTTATTGGGTTCCCGCTTTGGGTTTATTTAACAATTCACAACCGCTTTATGTTGGTCATTTAACACCTGCGGTAAAAGCGTATTATTTGTTTGACCAGATACTTAAAGACGCGGGGGTGCAATGGACAAGCGACAACTTGAGCGGTTGCCTTGAAAATGTTTACGTTCCTTTTGTGAATGGTCAGTATTTGAACGCATCAAATGGATTAAACGACATAGCTTCAAACGTAGGTCTTGCCACTAACGTTAACAATATTTTGTTTCAGCCGAATGATTATATCTATCCAATATACAATCATTTTACTGAATACGAAGACGCAGCAAACACTTGGGTAAGTGGAATTTATACCGCTCCATTTACAGGAACATTCACCTTCAAAGCGTGGGTTAACGGACAAGCAACACCAACCGCAGGAGCAAATATTGAAAGTATATTATTTGGTTTTATTGTAAACATAAATAATGGTTTAGGTTTATCGTTTGACACAACAGGACAAGGAACTCCATCGGTTAATAATTTAAGTTTTATAACTGACATAACTCTTGAATTAAATGAAGGAGATGTTGTTGACTTTAATTTTTTTGCTTATATCTTCTCATTAACAGGAGCAGTTGGTAATTTTGAAATTGATTTTGGCGGTAACGCAAACATTGACTACACGGGAACAGGTGTTGAACTTGTAAGTGTTGGAACAGGATTAACAGGGGACACTTGTGTAATGCAATCTAACGCTCCAGACATGAAGCAAATTGATTTCATAACGTCAATTCAAAAGATGTTCAACCTTGCCTTCGTTCCCGACCGCACACTTCCAAATACATTACGCATCGAACCGCTTGTTGAATACATCGGAAGCGGTAACACGTTAGACTGGACAGAGAAACTCGACCTATCAAAAGACATAACGTACTATCCAACAACCGACCTTCAAAAGTCTAAGTTCACTTTCACATACACCGAAGACAGCGACTATTACAACAGCGTCTACAAAGACAACGGGCGCATCTACGGAAGGTACGAAGTAACGGAGAACGACTTCGAAGTGATTAACGAGTTTGCAACAGGCGAAGAAAAGGTTGAACTTACATTCGCGCCAACACCTTCAGCACCTGTCGAAAACACCGATGTCGTCGTTCCGAAATTCATTAACGGCGAAGGTCAATTCGTGCAACCTAAACCGCGCATACTTTATTACTTCGCGGACTTCTTTGTAAACATGTACGACGAAGTTTCAACTGATGTAGTGCAAACAGCGGTTAAGTGTTTGAACAATTATTCGACAATGAACGCAAGCGTCGGAGATTCCGACCTTAACTTCGCGCCCGAAATTCCTTTACACACAATCATTGCACCGCCATACGACAATCTTTACAACCGTTGGTGGCGTAACTATTACCGCGAACTTTACGACGGACAAGCGCGCATCTTAGAAGGAATGTTTGCGCTAACTCTAAACGACATATTCACGTTTCAATGGAGCGACAAGATATGGATAGTCGATTCTTGGTGGCGCGTTCTCGACATCGAAGGTTACGTCGTTGGCGAACAAGACATGACTAAGGTAAAACTTATTCGCCTTCTCGACATAGACAACGACTGCGACATTTTGCCTATCACAGCCAACCTCGACCAAACAATAAATTGGGAAACACCAAACGGAGATCCTGCGGTAGTCACCGAAGATTGTTGCAGACGTTTTGGCTACTATTGGAACTCTGCAAAGAACGATTGTTTTTCCGTTCCAAACATAGGCACGCGTTCATTCATTACATCACAAGCACCAACGTTAGCACCAACGCGCTTTGGTGCGCCTGTCAACTTTAGCGGAAGCATAACACAACCAGTTAGAACAATTACTACTGACTACGTTGTGACGAATTTCGACCGAATGATTTTCGCAGATACAACAAGCAACGGCATTACTATCTATTTGCCTTCTGCAACGACAACGGCAGGACGCGAATTGATAATTCAACGCGTTGTTTCGGGTGCTAATCCACTAACGATACAAGCATACACAGGAGAAACGGTTGAAGGTAGCGGAAGCGTTACGTTAAGCGCGGCAGGGGACACAATAACAATAATAAGCAATGGAACAGATTTCAAAGGAACCGCTTCAAAATAAAGCAACGGCAATGGTTGCCTGTTTAGAATTAATAAAGCTAAACATAAAGAGCAACAGCAAAGAAGGACTAATAGCGCAAGGTTCGCGTAAGCTAAAACTATGGAAGCATTATGTATGGAAAACATTATACATTTCAGCAAATATGTCGTTTTGGATATTTGTTTTATATAACCTATTCACATAATGGCAACGAAAGAATTTAACATATCGAGCAACGCGGTAACGGTATTAAACCAAACCACCGACGCGGCAGAAAATACGACTAAAGCATTTACAAGCGCAAAGGCTGAATTGCGTGCGTTACAACAACAGTTGTTGACAATGGATCAGTCTAGCGACGCGTTCAAGAAAGCGTCTGCGCGTGCTGCCGAATTGAAAGATAGCATAGGTGACTTGTCCGCAGAGATTAACGCAAACGCGGGTAATGCTTTCGAAGGTCTTTCGAATAACGTTGGTTTGTTTGGTTCACGTCTTATGTCGCTCGATTTAAAAGGAGCAGGACAAGCGTTGAAGGGAATGGGTAGTGCTGTATCTAAAATTGATTTTAAGACGCTTAAAGATGAAGTTGGTGGGTTGGCGAAAGGATTAGTCGACTTAGGTGTTTCGGTTGTTTCTAATCCATTCTTTTTGTTGGGTGCTGCTCTCGTTGGATTGATTGCATACTGGGACGACTTAAAGTCAGCGGTGCAAACGTACACGTTGACTTACGAAGATTCAATGGACAGAATGAATAAAAGTCAGGCGATGCAAACTGCAACGAAAGACGTAGCTATTCAAACGGCACAAATTGAATTATTAATACGCACGGTTAACGACCATTCGAAAAGTGAAAAAGACAGAAAGTTAGCACTTGAAAAAGTTAACACGGCGTTAGAAGCTAACGGCATTGCAACCATTAACGACATCAATGCAACGGGACAAGTAATAGTTGCAAAAGACGCGTTGATTAAAAAGCTACAACAAGAAGCAAAGGTGCGCGGTAAGTTGGCATACCTTGAGGAATTGTACGCTAAACAAGTAAAATTGCAAGCGGGTGTTGGAACGATGACAGAATTGTCAGCGGCAAATAAAATGATTACAGACCAACTTGGTGGGGTTGGTAAATTGATGCAAACCACAAACGACTTTTTGACAAGTGGTATGGGTACAACCGTTACCGATTTGCAGAATATACAAAAAGAAATCGAAATGATTTCCGAAAGTGTTTATAATGACCAAGAAGCATTAAACGCGTTACAAATTACGGGCTTAACAAACAGTGATGCTGAATCTGCAAAAGCTTCAAAAGACGCAGCAGCAAAAGCAGCAGAAGAATCAAAAAGAAAACGAACTGAAGCACAAAAAGCACAAGAACAACTTCTTGAAGATAACGCAGTTCGTGCCGCGAAAGAACTAAAAGTTGAAAAAGAATTAGCAGCCGAAAAACTAAAAGTTCAACAAGACTACATAAAAGCAAATCAAAGCGCACAAGCAAATGAACTTTATGAATTAGAACTTAAAAAAGAAAAGGAGCTTCAAACTTGGGAAGGAGCAGAAGAAGATAAAGTTTTTATTATTGAAAAATATCGTCTTGCGGAAATTGACATATACACCAAGTACGACGATTTAGCACTTGAACAACAAATTGCTGCAAATGAAAAGAAAAAAGCTGAAGATGAAAAAGAAGCGGCTGATAAAAAAGCAGCTCAAGATAAAATAAACGAAGCAAATGCAATAGCAGCGGCAAAAGAACTTACTGAACTAAAAAAAGCTGAAGATGCAAAAGCACAACTTCGCGTTGATGCAATGAAAACTTCATTGTCAATTATTGGCGATTTAGCAGCGGCGTTTGCAGGACAAAGCGAAGCACAGCAAAAGAAAGCGTTTGAAATTCAAAAGGGAGTAAGTATTGCAACGGCGACAATAGATACATACCTAGCAGCGCAAGGAGCGTATCGTTCGCAAATGGCGATACTTACACCCGACGCCCCCGTTCGCGCTGCGGTTGCGGCAGGAATAGCAATTGCTTCAGGTCTTGCGCGTGTTGCTATCATAAGCAAACAACAATTTAAAGGTAGTGGTGGAACAAGTGGTGGTGGTGGCGGTAGTTCAAGTATGCCAAATAGCGGCGGTGGTACTGAAGCTCCTTCACCTGCGAACTTCGCCTTCTTAGGAAACCAACCAAACCAACAACCACCATTGCAAGCATACGTCGTAAGCGGTCAAGTGAGCAGCAATTTAGAAGCACAACAATTAATTCAAAACCAATCGCGTCTTGGCGGTTAAAAAATAAACACATGAATAAAAAAATTAAAGTTATTGAATACGGCATTGACGACGCAGGTTTGCTCGGAGTGTTTTGTATAAGTATGGTTGAACAACCTGCAATAGGTGTCGACTTCGTTGCGTTAAGCGACCAACATACGGTAAAGTTCAAAGAAGATTTTAGAGGTCTTTTATACGGCGCGCTATTGATTCCTGACCAACTGATATACCGACGCAACGACAAGACAGACGAGGAATACTACGTTAAGTATTCGAAAGACACGATTCGTTCAATCGCTTACAATTACTTGAAGCAAAATATGACGAACAACGCAACGGTTGAACACGCGAAAGTTGTAGACGGTGTTTCGTTGGTTGAAACGTGGATCATCGAAGGTGAAAACGACAAGTCGAAAAACTTCGGGTTTGACCTTCCAGAAGGTACTTGGTTCGGTTGCATGAAGGTTGAGAATGAAGAAGTAAAGCAACAGATACAAAACAAAGAAGTTCTTGGGTTCTCAATTGAAGGAAACTTTGAAGTTGAAAAAGAAATGTATTTAAGCGCACACGAAGAATTTGCTTCCATACTTGCTGAAATTGAACAGCTTTTGAAAGAGAACTAAATGAACATCGAAGCAGGGGGGTTTCTAAAAGTCGAACTATTCAACGACGACGCAAACCTGTTTCTTAACGCACTCACGAAGATAACGAACGAGGGTGGTAAAATGGGTTTTAAAACGTATGGGTTGAACGAACAAGAGGTGAAGGTACTGAATGACATTCTTGACAATTTAGGATAAAAAAAAACGGGGGTAACTACTCCCCCGTTCAAACCTAAAATCAAAAAGTAATCAATGAAAAATCGAATTACGAAACAAATCTACGCGTTTTTCTATTTAGGTACTAAACATTTAATAAACACTTATATGAACTTACGAGAAAAAGTAAACGCTCTTTTCGCAAAGCACAATGTTTCGCTCTCCGCTGAAGAAGTGGTTGAAGTAAAACAAATGGTTGAAGCGATCTTAGAGGACGGAACAAGCATCTACTCTGACAGCGACACTTGGGCTGCTGGTGTTCGTGTATTCGCTAAAGACGCAGAAGGCAACGAGGTTGTTGTTGCGGACGGAGAATACACAACAGCCGAAGGAGTTATTGTTGTAGTTGCTGACGGACTACTTGTTGAATTGAAACCAATGGTTGAAGAACCAGAAGTTGAGGTTGAAGTAGAAACCGAAGAACAAGCTAAAGAAGAAACATTCAATCAAGAGGTTGAAGGTCTTTTGTCTTTGGTTGCAAAATTAGAAAGCGAACTTGCTGACATCAAGAAGGCAAATACCGAGCTTTCTGCTAACGTTGAGAAGTTGAGCGCACAACCTGCCGCTACTTCAATCAAAGAAGTTAAACAATCAAAAGTAAGCGCACCTGCTAAATCTTACAACAAGATGAGCGCAGAAGAACGCTTCTTATTTCACTTAAAAAAATAAAAAAACACAATAAAAAATGGCTACTACCACTTCATTAACAACTACCTATGCAGGTAGAGAGGCAGCAGGATATATCCGCGCTGCATTTTTAAGCAACGAATCACTTGCTGCACTTACAGTAAAAGAGAACATCGAGTATAAGCAAGTTGTTCGTCGTCTTGTTGACAACGTAACGTTTGCAAATGCTACTTGTGACTTTGACGCACAAGGAACAGTAACACTTACAGAGCGTATCTTGACTTTGGAGAAATTCCAAGTTCAGCGTCAACTTTGTAAAAATACGTTTTTATCGGATTGGGAATCTCGCTCAGAGCAGAACGGAGAACTTCACGCTTCATTAACTGACGCATTAATTGCTAACGTTATGGCGGGTGTTGCAGCACGCAACGAAGTTTTAATTTGGCAGGGTGTTAATGCAACTGCTGGTCAGTACGACGGTTTCGAAACATTGTTCTTAGCTGACGGTACTGTTCTTGACGTTGCTGCTCCAGAGGCAATCACTTCAGGAAACGTAATCGAAGAAATGGGTAAACTTGTTTTGACACTTCCAACACGCGTTCGTCGTGCAACTGAGAAGCCAATTATCGCAGTTTCTTCTAACGTTGCTGAAGCATACAGAAGCGCTATCTTAGGTCTTGGCGGTGGATACTACCTTTATCAAGGAGAATCAGTTGTAATGAACTGGCAGGGACAGTATGACGTTATTGAGTGCCCAGGAATGAGCGACGACACAATGGCGTTTTACCAAAAATCAAACCTATGGTTCGGTACTAACTTACTTGACCAATGGAACACCGTTGCAGTTTTGGATATGTACCAATACGACCTTTCTAACAACGTTCGTTTTTCTTGTTCATTCTTCGCAGGTGTACAATACGGCTTCGGTGACGAAATCGCGTTCTACCAATACACTGCCTAATCTCAACCATTCTAACCCTTGCATAATAGAGGTGGTGGCATAAAAACCACCCCTCTTTTGTGCTAATAAAAACATTAATAATATGGCAAATTGTGAATTATCAATTGGCTTCGACCTAGACTGCAAAGACGGTGTAGGTGGAGTGAAAAGAATCGTTTTGGCTGAATGGTATAGTGACTTCCCTCAAGAGATTACTTTAGACGGAACTGAAGTCATTACAGCATTACCAGCAAATACTGATTTATACACCTACGAATTACCAACACAAACGGCTTCGTTCGAAGAAACAATCAACTTCAACCGAGATGCAGGTACTGTTTTTTACACGCAAACGGTTAACGTTATGTTGCAGAAATTATCAAGCGCAAAGCGTTTGGAATTGCAAAGTGTTGCGACTACTCGCGTTGTTGTTTTCATTCAAGATGCAAACGACAATTGGTGGGCTGTTGGTGTTGAAAACGGAGCAGACCTTTCTACCGCAACAGGTGCAACAGGTACTGTTTTTGGTGACGCTCACGGTTACACTTTAGCGTTTGTTCAAGAAAGCGTTAAGCGTGCTAATTTGTTAGCCGACTCTCCTTCGGAACTTGTTCCATAATAACAAAAAAACTTTTACACATAGAGGGGCAAAGCGTCCCTCTGTGATGTAATTTCATCGAACAAATAAAAGGATAGAATGGTTTATTTGAATACAAACACAGCGAATCAAGACGCGTGGCTTTCACTCGACGAAGGGCGCGCTTTCTTCAACGTTGCATTTACTTACTACCTTCTTGTTTTAACCTACGAAATGACAGGCGAACAACTCGCACAAGTCGTTGAGGTTATAAACGAAAACGAACGTGTTACTAAAATACGTTTAACAACAGTTGGTCTTGTCGACGCGGGCAAATACAAGTACGATGTGTACGGTCAAAACAGCGACGACAATTTAGATCCAACAAACGCTTCCGTTGTTGGACTTGTTGAACGTGGTTCAATGATTCTTCAAGACGGAACAATTTACTTCGACGTTTCATCGCCTACGATTCCCGTAGACGTAATATATACAGGTGCATAAAAAATGGAAAACAATATACAAGCAATAAACCTATCAATGTATCAGCCAGTTGAAGCGGTTGAAAAAGACAATCGCGCAGGTTGGATTGACTACGGTTTCAATAACTTATTTCCTCAGCACCTAATCACGCTTTATTACAATAGCCCTATTCACAACGCATTGACGAACTCAATTGCTTACATGATAGAAGGACAAGGAACGGGAACAATTCTCGACAACGCACTTCAAGGTATCGCGTTCGACTTAAAACTTCAAGGTGCATTTGTTGCTGAAGTTATTTGGTCAATGGACTTTACACGCGTTGTTAAAATCAACCACTTGCCTTTTGAGAATTGTAGACTTGCATACGACAAAGAAGAAGACGACATTACAGGAATTTGGTATTCGAAAGACTGGGCAAATACACGCAGCAAAAAAGGAAAGCCTGAATTTATTCCTGCGTTCAATCCTTCGCAAGCGGAAGAACAGCCGCGTCAAGTAATCTACGCACACGGAATGATGGCGGGTTCTTCGTACTACGCAAAACCTGACTACTTCGGTGCGTTGAATTACGTTGAATTGTCTTATCAAATGGGACTTTACCACGTTAACAATATCTTGAATGGTTTATTCCCTTCGTTCATTATAAACTTCTTGAACGGCATACCGCAGAAAGAAGAACGCGAAGCTATTCGTCGCGAGTGGGAGGAAAGATTGAGCGGTGCAAGTAACGCGGGTAAGTTCTTAATGACCTTCAACGAAGATCCTACACGCGCTCCCGATATACAATCGTTTCCTTTGTCGGACGCAGATAAGCAATATCAATTTTTAAGTGAAGAAACAGCGAAGCAAATTATGGTTGGACACCGCGTTGTTTCACCATTGATTCACGGAATTAGAGATACAACAGGCTTCGGTTCTAATAAGGACGAAATGTTGGTTGGTATGGAGATATTCAACAACCAAGTAATCAAGCCTTACCAACGCATCATAACAAACACATTCGCTCCTATTCTTGGAAGTGATTTAACTATCACAATGAATAGCGTTTTTGACGAAGTAGTTGTTGTTCAACCAACGGTTCAAAGTATTGAGTTAAAAAAAAAAGTAGTTGCTGCTGAAAATGACTTTTCAGATGAGCAAGGTCGTCTTTGGATTAACGCGCTAAAAGAGAAAGCTGAATTAGTTGATTTAGACGAGTGGGAGTTGTTGAGTGAAGAAGACGTAACAGAACCCGAAAACGAAGCTAATTTCCGTCAAGAATATATGAGTGCGCGTACTTACGCAAACGCAGACGAAAGGTCGCCTTTTGGAGATACAGGACTTTATAAATTGCGTTACGCTTACTCGCAAAATTTAAGCGAAAACAGTCGTGAGTTTTGTCAAGAAATGGTAAGCATTTCACAAGCAGGTTTGTCTTTTAGATATGAAGATATTGAAAAGATGAGCAAAGACCCCGACATTAACCCCGACTTCGGACCAGGCGGTTCAAATACCTACGATATTTTTGTTTGGAAAGGTGGCGCATTTTGTCATCACTTCTGGAAGCGTCAAATCTACATTAGAAAGAGAGATTCAAAAGGTCGTGTACTTCCAAACGACGGATTAAATAACGACAAGCGAGTTGGTAACAATCCATTTGTACCACAAAAAGGAGCGGAAGGTGTTGCTCCAATTAACACACCCTCACGAGGTTCAATAAAATACTCATAAAAAATGGCACTACAACCCGAAGTTCTACTCATTGACGAAAATTATATCAAAAAATATACATGGATTAACGGCTCGGTTGATCCCTTGCTTTTGTATCCTGCAATTTATTTGTCGCAGGACAAATACGCACAGTTGTATTTAGGAACTGATTTGTACAACCGCATCAAAGAAGATGTTGTGAACGACGATATTACAGGCGCATACGCAACCCTTCTTGACAATTACTTGCGTCGAATGATAATGTGGTGGACCATGTACGAAGTGCTTCCGCATTTGTACGTTAAAACGGATAACGGAAGTTTAGTAATTCGCACAAGCGAAGATACTACACCAATAAGCCAAACTGATTTGCAGAACTACCGCGATCAAGCGCGTCAACAAGCTATGTTTTACACGCAAAGAATGGTTGATTATTTGTGTCATAACTCTAGCGACTTTCCTGAATACATGACAAACACGACGAACCAAATTTGGTCACAAACAAACGTGTATCCGTCGAACGCTTTCGAGATTAGCGACGGACGCGACAGACGACCATACGAATATAGAAGAATTGGTTTAGGTTGGTTTAGATAACGAATAAAAAAACACATGGCTACAAGGGGACGGAAGAAAGACATGGTAAAACAAAAGGTATACGAAGAAAAATTTCGTAAGTATCTTGTTCGAAAAGAGAAACAAATAAAAAGATTAGTCAATGAAAGTTAATAGCGAAGGTTACGCACTTATAAAGCGTTTTGAAGGTTGCAAATTAAAGGCGTACAAATGTCCCGCTAACGTGTGGACAATTGGATATGGAAATACGTTTTACGAGAACGGTGAAAAGGTGAAAGAAGGCGACGTTATCACTCAACAACGTGCTGAAGAACTAGCGAAGTTTATCATTGACCAGTTCGCCGTTTCAATTACTCCTTTCATTTTACAACCGCTCAACGAAAATCAATTCAGCGCGTGCGTTTCACTTGCGTATAACATCGGTACTGGTGGGTTTAAACGTTCTTCAGTTTTCAAGAAATTAAACGTCAATCCAACAGACGCAACCATTGCCGATTCTTTTCGGTTATGGAACAAGGGCGGCGGTGTTGTGTTGAAGGGTTTGGTTCGCCGTCGTGAAGCAGAAATACAACTTTATTTTAAGTGACATGAACACCGAAACCGAGATTCAATTGATACACGAGGAATTGCAAAACATGAACAAGAAGATAGACCGCATCTATCACGTTCTTATTGGTGACGACGAAATGAAAATTGAAGGTCTTGTGAGTAAGGTTCAAAAGCACGACAAGTACATTCAGAACCAACGTTTGCAGGTTGCTCGTTTAAGCGGTATAGCGGTTACTGCGGGTGTCGTTGGTGGTCTTATTGTTCAACTAATTTTAAAAATGATATGAAAGACTGGTTCAACTCTTTGTTAAGTAATTGTTCGAAGGTATCGAGCAAGCGAGTTATTGCTATATTTGTTGTAACAAATTTGATTCTTTTAAGTTACATCGCTACGTTTTCTGAATATGACTGTCCGATTGCGATGTACGACACACTCGCATTGTTAACAGCAGGTTTATTCGGTGGTACTGTGATTGAAAAGTTCACTAAAAAAACAAAGAATGGCAACACCGAAAACAACAGCTCGAACAATAGCTGAAGAAGTCTGTTCACGGTTTCAAAAAACACCTTCGCTAACTCTTGCGAAGAAATTATTTGCAGAATATCCCGAAGTTTATAATTCACAAGAACACGCAAGAACATTCGTTCGAATTATACGCGGTCAAAAAGGAAACTACGAGAGGAAACACGCCTCCGACAAATCATTGTTTGACGCAAAGCCACGACCATTGAACCCATTCACACTTCCAAAGTCGTACGCCAAAAAGCGTAGACACGTTGAAGTGAAAGGAACAAAGTTCTTAATTCTTTGCGATGTGCATATTCCTTATCAGGACAACGAAGCGTTAACCGTTGCAATTAACGAAGGAGTTCGTCAAGGGTGCGACGCAGTTATTCTAAATGGGGACGCTCTCGACTGTCACATGATTAGTGACTTTGTCAAAGATCCACGCAAAAGAAAATTCAAGGACGAACTCTATGCAATGCGTCAATTTGTGGACACGTTAAGACAGCAATTTCCAACGGCTCACATTTACTACAAAGAAGGTAACCACGAAGAACGCTACTGGCGTTATATGCGTGTGAAAGCTCCTGAGTTGTTCGACATTGACGCGTTTGACTTCGCTTCGTTGTGTCATTTAGATAAGCACAATATCAAATGGGTTGACGGAAAGAGTAAACTAAACATCGGTAAACTTTCAATCTTTCACGGTCACGAATTCGGAAAACAATTCCTTCCTTCAGTCAACGTGGCGCGTGGCTTGTTTATGAAAACAAAAGTAAGCGCGCTTTGTGGACACCACCACCAAACAGCGGAACACAACGAGCGCGACGCTAACGGAAAGTTTATTACCTGTTGGGGTGTAGGTTGCCTTTCGGAGTTATCTCCAGACTACAACCCGTATTCAAAATACAATCATGGATTCGCTATTGTGGAGTTGGGAAAAAATGGTTACTTTAGCGTCAAGAACCTGCGTATACACGAAGGACAAATTTTATAAACCTAAAAAATAAAACTATGTTAATCGGAACAATTTTTTCAGTCACTTTATTAATTGCCATTGTATGGGTTCGAGGTATCGACAAAATGTCGAAGGAACACCCCGACTACAAAGGCGAAGATTTTATCTAATTATGGACAAAAGAGAATACCAACCCGACGCGCTTGTTGTTGTAATTGCAACATCTGTTTTTTGGGTGCTTGTTTATTTTGCTTTTACGAATTTTAAACCGAAAATTGAAACGCAAGTTGAAGTACAAAAACAGGATAGCATCATAAATTATAACGCAGGCGAATATCAAATGTTAGTTGAAGAAACGATTGAACTAAAAGAACAACTTTCGTACTATGAAAACGCTAGACATTCAACCAAAACGACCTACCGCACTCGTCGTGATACTATTCTTCGTATCGATACTATTCGTAAAATTGATGTTGTCTATTTAGTCAACGCTTGCGATAGCGTTATTGCGTCTGATTCGCTCATTATTGACAACTTAACGGAACAATTGAACATCGAAGAAAGAAAGATTAACAACTTGCAAGAAGTCGTTGTAGCTTATGAACAGAAGGAACAGTTGTTGACTGAAGAAATTAACAATTTAACGTCTGATAAAAAGAAATTAGACAAACAAAAAAAGCGCCGTACTGGCGCTCTTATCGTTTCTTCAAGTGTCGCTATTTTGTCGACGTTTATTCTTGCAATTTTACTTTAGATTCGTCAACGTAGAACTTCATTGAGAACTGGATAGCTTCACTCAAGAAAGTGTTGCGACTATTCTCACCACGTTTTTCGTCTATCTCGTTCCACAAGTCTTTGTGAAGGTACACGCAGATACCTTTCTTAGTTTTGCTTTGTGCCATTTTGTTTAATTTTAAGTTTCTTCAACAATTTCAATTGAAATAACAGGTGGGCATTCGTTTGTAAAAACATAATAACCGTCGCAACGTGAACACAATCTAAATTTTTCAGCGTGTTCTTTCAATATATTTTTCGCTTTTGTTTTTGATGTATGACGTTCGTAATGCGTCATTACATCGTTTCTTTTGAAAATTAATTTATAAACAATATCACTCATTTTCTTCATTCGGTTTAGTCATCATTGAACCTATCATAAGCGCGAGATATACTTTCTCTTTTGCGTTCATGTCCTTGCGCTGTGAAAGTTCAAGGAGAATATCTCCTAAGATTTTTCCTTGTTGGAAGTACGTCGCCATTGAATTAACAATTTCGCGTTCGCGCTCATAAGTCATTTTGAGCGATTCATAAAGTGGTGTTTGTTTCATTCTTGTTCTGTTTTTTCGTCTTCAGATTCGCTAAGAATACGAGGTGTGGTTAATGAAATTAGATATGATAATGTCCAAAAATCAACATCTATAATTTTTCCTATTTCAGTTCCAGTAATAACTGAATACCCAAGTGCAATAAAAAGAATAATTGCAATTGCAATTTCAGTTGCCTTAAAAAATTTACTCATTGTTTTATTCATCTGTTTGTTTTATTTGTGCTAATATAATCAATGTATGCTAACCTACAACGTATTGTCCATAACTTGGATTGAGTTCGAAATACATTCGCATCATGATTGCGTCTGCAACGTCGGGACTGATTCCTTCGCGGTTCTTGATTACGTCCTTCGGTGTGACCATTAACTTTCCTTCGACGTCAGCGCGGTGTCGTTTAATCATTTCTAACTCTTTCACGATTTGTTCTTTGCGTCCATTCACAAGAATAGTGAGCTTGTTTTCCTCAACATATTGAGCCAATTTGTAGTAACATTCGCTTTTCAAATTTTGATATTGCGGTTGTTTGGGTTTAGATCCATTAAGAAAGCCCCTGCATTTCAGAAAGTCGACCGTTCCCGCGCCGATGCCGTCCTCATCGCAGACAATATCTTGCAACAAAATGTTGTGTTCTTTGGCTACAATTCGAATCTTGTTCACTACTTCGTCAAGGGCTGCACGATTGAGTTCAATAATGTCAATGATAGTTAGCCCGTGCCATACGCAAATGATTGTCCTATCCTTTCCAAAACGCGCTATGTCGGCTGTAATATATTTCTTTCCTTCAATCAGTTCGTTTCGGAACATACGAAGCAAATTATCCGTTGAAAATAGTTTGTCGCTGTCGTCGTCGAACTCCCAGTTGCCTTCGAGCAGACGTTTGCGGTCGTACTCTGGAAGGCGACGGAGCGATTCAATGTAAGCAACAGGAAGGAACGGATTGTCTTGCGGTAACGCTTGCACGAAAGCGCGGTGTGAAGGTAGTTCGTTCCTGTTATTCTTAATATAAAACTCGTTATACAACCAACCCTTCGACGGATTGCACGATAAGAAACCTTTCGGAATAAGATTGAACTCGTTCAACTTAAAACGGCAACGCGAGTGAACGATGCTGACCGCCTTTTGAGTTACTTCGGAACATTCGTCTATAAAATAATCAGTAATTTCGAGCGAACCGAGTGAATTAAAATTTACATCTGAGGGGTAAGCAAACAAGTCTTTCAAAACAATTTCGCTTCCGTTGAAAAACTTAATCACGTTCGATTGACCGTTGAAGGTGTAGTGTTTGTTTGCTATCAATCCGAATTCTTCAGCGGTTTCAAAGAACGTATTTAAGGTCGTCTTTTTCAGCGTGTCTAATTTGCTACGTCCAATGAGAGAACGTGTCCCTGCGTACTTCAAACGACGTTGTATTTGCCACATACAACCGAACTTTGTCTTACCACCACCTGCCGCGCCACCGTACAACAACTGTTCAACGATGCTATCGGTGTTCAAAAAGTTCAACGCTTCAACTTGACGCGGCAGGTATTCGGGTTTGTATGGTTGCATTAAAATAATGATAATTGATTTTCAACCACAGGACAAAGTTCGTCTTGAAGAATCTGAATAATACGATCGTATTTCTTGAAGTCGTTATTTTGCTTTACTTGGTGTAATAGCAATTCAAGACCTGCGTTGAACGCTTCGTCCTTCGTTGGATAAACGCAATGTTCCGCGTGGTAAAGTAGCGGCTGCGACCAACCCTGCTCACGTCCTTGAAACCTTATTGCGTAACTCCACAAACCACGTCGAACAATAGCGGTGCTAACCTGCGCTTCATAACCCTTGATACATTTGAAAGTTTTCAAAATAGGGTTCTCGCAAACTCCGTGTTCGTTGAAGGTGAACTGGCTCATTGCTTCGACAAATATAATTTGTAAAGCTCTCGCATACCTTCGAATGAAATTGATTCTTTGAGTAGTTGTCGTTTGCGGTCACTCATGCGTTCAACCATTGGTTTATTTAAGTTTTGTTCGAAGTAGATATTCTTTCTTGCCTTCGCTTTACAAAGGGCGTATTCCTCGTCCGTAAACGTGTCAGCGGTTATATACTTCGCTTCCTCAAGCCAACGCATAAGCGACACCGCACGAATCTCAATGACTGTATACTTTCCCTTCTTATAGCTTGCAATGTCCTCAGTCAACATTCGCTTCCAGCTGTCGTCGTTTACCGCCATTTCGCTTTCTTTTAATTGTTTGTTTTGTTCTTCTTTTGATTCCGCTATTTCGCGTTGTATTTGTAGGTTCGCCTTGTCGCGATGTGGTTTGTAGTGTGTCAACACATCACCAATAAACGACACGCTCAAAGCTCCAAAGTGTTCGCATTTCTTTGACAGTTCATTCGCTGCGTTCAATTCAAATGCAAGGTTGAAGTGTTCGAACGTAACCCACCGAAAGTGTTTGCCTATAAACTCATGAAGCATTTGAAGTAACTGCGCCTCTGGAAGTGCTATGCCGTACATGGCGCAGACCTTTGAACTTAATTTAACAAATGCAGGGAGTTCGTAGTCGGCTACAAACGCGCTTTCGCGTTCGGCACGATCAACCCTTTGTGTAGTTGTGAGCGTCGTTGTAGATGCGTTGCGCAGCGTCTGAATCGAATTTTCCATTTTTGATTTTAGTTTGTTGGTTTGTAGTTACAAAAGTAGTTAAGTCCCATTTGCGAACGGCGGCTTTCCAGTCTTTCATTGCGTTGCGTCCGACCTTCCAACCGTTCGCTTCGTAGTGTGCATGAAATTTCTCGGTAAATGCAAGCGCGTCTTTGTCGCTTAATTTTTCGCAGGCGTAGTCGTAGATTTCCACAACCGTTGGCTTGACGAATTGCGCTTTCTTTTCCTTCGGTATAAGCGTTGGAGCTGTTGGTGTTATTTGCGCGTTCAATAATTGTTGAACCTGCGCTTCGAGAATCTCGATTCTTTTTTTAAGTTGTAAAATTAGCATCTTGTTTTATTTTTTAGTTAGTCCCAACCTTCGCCTTTGTAGTCGTCCGCGTCTTCTTCTTTTTGACATTCGCGGCAAAGACCTATTTCGTCGTCAAATAATTCTTGAACGTCTGAGTTGTCCCAGTTCTCGTAAACAATGCTATTGTGTTTAATATCAGCAATTCGTTCTTCGATTGCTTCGGTGTCGCAATAACGGCAGTAGTCGCACATAGTTTTTAGTTATTTAATTTTAGATTTTCTTTTTGCACGAAGCGTTCTTTGGTGTTCAACGTGGTCAACAAACTTAATAAAAAAACTCATTGGTTTAGCATAACCTATCTCGGCAAGTAAAAAACAAATGCGTTCAACGTTTGCTCGATAGTATTTGTCCCATTCAACCTGTGCGCTAGCTTGCTTTATTCCGTGAAGGATTGTCGCGTGGTCTTTCTTGTATCGGTCGCCAACGTTTTTTAAAGTCAACACGTAACAAGGACGAACAAGAAAGAAAATGATTTGTCGTGCGGTTACTATCTCACGCTTTCTTGTCGACGTGTACAACGCTTGCGAAGGAACACCCAACACGGAACAGGTAACATCTTCCAGTGCGCTCCAGAACATATCGCGTTCGTTCTCCATTTCCTTTTGCATTTCAATTTGTTCGGCTGTTAATCTTTCGTAGCGTGGCGTTATCATCGTCCATAACAACTCGAAGCGTTCCATGTGACGAAAGGGAATCATGTCGACTATTTCAGAGCGTATCTTTTCGTTAGTCATTTTCTTCGTTTATTAATTTGGTAGGTGTGAAGGTGCTAAATACTTCTTCGCGTGAAAGTCCCGTGTGTAAGCAAATGTTGTTGAAGTCTTTTATTCTCATTCGTTCTGGGTGTGCGACGTAAAGACGTGCCGTTGGATCGCTGATTCTCAACGCTGTCTTGAAGTTCGTTAGCGTCTTGAAGTTAATCTTAACTAAACGACCGAATGGCGTCTTGTATATTTCTTTATTCATTTTTTCAATAGTGGTTTAATGAGTTGCGCTTTCTTCTTGTTGTCTTTGTCATTCGTTCCGCGTAACTCTGGATTGTATTGCTTAACCAATCGTGCGATGCGTGTAATGTTATCCGCGCTGACGTACTTGCCGCTTTCGTACATAGCAAAGAAGTTGCTTGTGATGTCTTTGCGTTCATCGAACTGTTGTTCCCAAACCTTTACGCAGAGTGATTTATTATCGTTACGAAGAAATTTATACTTCTTCAACAGTTTCTCAACGCGGTTTTCAAGTGTTACTAATTTTTTCATTGTGTTTTGATTGTATGGTTTATTATTCATTAAGTGTTATAACGGGGGCTAACGTATGAGATAACCCCCATTAATAGCATCTTATTCATTTAGAACGGCATATCGTCCGTGTCGTCGTTTGTTTGTTTTGGTTCAACTAATCCGCTTTGTTCTAGCATCGATTTAGCTTTGTTCATTTGATCCGCAGCGCGGTCTAATCGATTGCTAAATTCAGCTGAAGAACTCACCTTATTTTGAAGCCATTCTGGTAACATTTTAAAGCGCAAGTCGAAGTCTTCACTATCGTAGTCCAAAAGAAACGCGCTATTCACTAACGGCGGGCAACTCATTCCCTTAACAAGTGGCGACGCACCTTTGATGTCTGCGTAAGTTCTTCCTGTGTTCGCGGTGCGGTGCATTACATTAACCATTCCTTCCTTTCCAAGAAGCGTAGCGATGTCGAATTTGTTAGCTTCAGCGTCGCTTAACGATTCGCCTAGCCAGTTTTGAACGAAGGCACGTAACGCGCTCTTTTCGTGCATCGACAATGTAAAGTCGCGACCAATTGAAAAGGGTTGTTCACCTTTGCCGAAGTCAGCGGTTTCTAAAGGTAGTTCGAATACCAAACGAACCTTGTCGACAAGTCTATCTTCACCTTGATAAGTGTCAGGAACTGTCCCGATGTGAATGATTTGGTAGCAGCGCGCTACGTGTGTTCCTGCAGGGACTGTTTGACCTCCGCTGTTGTTGTTTGTTTGTTGTGCAATGATGCTCATGTTGTTGTTGTTTATTTGTTTATTGTTGAATGAATTAATGTATTGTTCGAACTTTATAGCGAGTTCTTCGTCGCTTTGGATATGTCGCAACTGGCTGTCGTGAATGTCGGATTGTTCGTTGATTCTTTTGAAGTAACCCATTTATATTTGATCGTCGAAAATATCGGTGTCAAAGCTAAAAGAGATACCGTCCTTTTCTAGCGTGACGTACTCCAGGTTAAAATCGCGTTCACCTTTGCGCCAAAACTTACCTCGCAAATGGATAACATACAGGTTGTCTTGTTCGTCAATGAATACAAGGTTGTTCTTTTCGTCTATTGAAAACCAACCGCCATTGTCTTCATCTTGAAAGTCTTTAGCTATTGTTTTGATTTGTTCGTTTAAGGTGCGTATGTCGTCACCAATAAAGCAATAAGAAATTTTTGGACAGTACATATTTTTGATTTTAGTTGTTGCAAATGTATTCAATTAGTTGGTCGTTCCAACGCGCTTCCGAAAGTTTATGACATTTTTCAATGTTCTCGCTTATCTCGTTGTGCGTTAGGTTGTACGCGTTAGCTGAGGAATAAACGCAAACAAAGTTACTTTTCTTCGTTTGGGGGTTCTGGTAGTTCTTTGAAAGGCGTTGACTCAATTGAGTAGAGTACTCGTTCAAGTTTGTCAATTCGAAAGGCAATATACGAATCCCAATCCAGTGTTCCATTTCTCTTATCACCCCAGTAATTTTGCGTGATAATAATAGCTTCGCGAAGCTCGTTGTAGTCTTGCTCGAATAGGAGCGGTGTTTTGTAAAGATGTTTTTCATTGTTCATTTTGTTTTTGGTTTTAGATTTCTTTTGATAAGATGACTTCTTCGCGTGGTATGGCTGTCTTGATGCGGTCGTATGCGCGTACAGCTTCGTCGTAGTCGTTGTACGACATGTGAAACTCTCCGTTAACTACAATCTTGTAGTACATATCGGTTAACGTTGTTTTTTGAATTAGTTCTACTTTCATTTTGTTGTATGGTTTATAATTGATATTGTTTTTCTAATGCTTCCTCGTAACTATCAAAGAAAAATTCCTCTCCGTCTTCAAAGTCGGTAACTATAAAGTCAACACCTTGTCCAAAACAAGAAGCTATTGTTACTCCGTTTTCAAGTGCTATATAAACATAGCCAGTGTTTAAGTTCATTCCTGCGCACATTACTTCCTCTCTAATAGCGCAATCACGATATGCCTGTTGAACTATAAGCCAAGATTCAAAGTCAGATCCTTTTAATTCGTTAAGAACATTTGAATCAATTTCTAATTGTGTTTTCATTTTGTTGTGTGATTTGGGGTTTGTTCTAGTTGTCTGGTTGATTCGTCAATCGTTCCTGCGATTAACATTGCTGCGAATAACAGCGCGATGTAGAGTAAGTATTTTTTCATTTGATTATTTGGTTTTAGATTATAATATTTCAAAAAGGCGTGTCATTGTTTGCATTGAAAACTTGTAAATCATTTCTCCGTTGTTGCGGTTAACTAATTTCTTTGCATCTTCTAAAGTGAACCAAGATCCGATTGTTGTTCCTGTATATTTTGCTAATCCTTCTGAAGTTAAGATTCTGTATTGTAGTTTATTTGTTTTCATTTTGTTTATCTTTGATTTTGATGAAGCAAAGATAGAAAAACTTTTAGCATAAAACAAAATAAAAAACAAACTATTTTTCGCAAAAACTTATAACTAATTGAAAATGAACGTAAAAACTTTTAAGAAATCTTATAAAAAAAGTAGTCCGCGTAAGAAAATTGCACCCGAATCCGAAGCGAACCAACAAGAAATAGTAATTAAGTACCTACGTTTAGCATATCCTCATGCGCTTTATTGCGCTTCCGCAGGTGGTATGCGAACAAGTTACTTGCAAGCCATTAAGATGAAGCGCACAGGCTACGTTAAAGGCTTTCCCGACCTCTTTATTTACGAACCAAACGCAGACTATCACGGATTAGCCATTGAAATGAAGAAAGAAAAGGGAAGTGTCGCATCACCTGAGCAGAAGTCATGGCAAGAACAATTAAGAAACAGGGGATACGCTTCGTATATTTGTAAGGGAAACGAAGAAGCAATCAAAGTAATAGATGAATATTTCAACACTTGACACTTGACCATTACATAGAAGGACATTACAAGCACTTCAAAGAGTTAGCGTATAACATCGCTCGGAAAGAACCATTCTACGAGGATCTCTTGCACGACTCTTTACTTTCTATGTTTGGTTCAAAGCACATCGAAAACTTAATTGATACAGGCGACTTTGAGTTCTATCTTATACGTGTAATGTATTTGTCGGTTAACAGTCCAACGTCGCCATTTTACAAACAAACGATAGCCTGGAACAGAAATAGACGCGACTTCAAAGACTACGCTCACGAAGTCGATAAGACTTGGCTAGGCGCAAGAATGACAAACGAACAGTTAGACATTCTCATTAGTCGACTGAGTGAGTTCGAACGCTTAATCTTTCAGGAATACATACTTGAAGATTTCACCTACCGCGAGCTGTCGAAACAAACAGGAATACCTACAACCTTCCTTTACAAAACAATTGATTTAATCAAACAAAAAATAAGAGCAAATGTTATTCGCAAAACACAATGAGTACAAACGCAGGTTAGACATTTGTCGTGCTTGCAAATTCTTCGAACCTTCAACGCAGTCATGCGGAACTTTAATAATAGGTGACGAAGTAGAAACCGAAGTCCTATTCCGTCGCAAGTCAATTAAGTTATGCGGTTGCGTAATGCCAGTCAAGGCAAAACTTGCTTTCGCTTCTTGTCCTGCGTCTAAATGGGACGGTGTTCTTTCAGTTGAGGAACAAATAGAGTTCAAACGATTCTTGCTTGATATGAAAGCGCAAGGGCGTTTGGAACAGAAAGATATGCTTCGCTTCTATTCGTTTAAGGATAAAGCCACAGGAGCATTCAACGAGCGTTCAACGTGTCCGCCATGTGTCAAGAAAGACATCAACTCTTTTCTTGAATCAATGAAGGACGTTCAAATAGAAGAAAGTTAAAAACTTTTTTTTGCAGTTTCAAATAAACAACCTATATTTGTTTAGCCAAATGAATAAGTACTACCCTCTTTTGTTTTTCGTTTGGCGACAAAAAACAATTGGGGGTATTTTTTTATACAAGAAATGAAACATTGAACAACGCTCTTTCCCTTCGTAAGTCAAAGCGAAGTAACCAATGACTACACTTGCGACATATCAACGCTTGGATCGTGCAACTGCTCTTTTAAGAGCAAGACGTTTTGTTTTTCTTGGGGAGCTTTTTCTTTTGTTTCTTTTTCTTTTTAACTTTTCTTTTTCTTTCTTTTCTTTTGTTAATACTTTAGCGACACAACCAGACAGTCAATAAAGTAATTTAGCACAATAATATATTATACTAACAGATGAAAACAATAACAGTTAAAATCAGCGACGTTAAGTCAAACCCAAACAACCCTCGAATAATTAAAGATGATAAGTTTCAAAAACTTGTTGCTTCAATTAAAGAACTTCCTCAAATGCTTCAATTAAGACCAATCGTTGTCAATGAAGATATGGTCGTTCTTGGTGGTAATATGCGATTAAAGGCTTGCAAAGAAGCAGGACTAAAAGAAATACCAATCATCAAAGCTACTGATTTGAGCGAAGAACAACAACGCTCTTTCATTATCAAAGATAACGTTGGTTATGGAGAGTGGGATTGGGACGCGTTGGCTAACGAATGGGACGCAGAACTTTTAATCGAATGGGGCTTGGACGTTTGGAAAGCACCTACCGAAGTTGACTATTCTATTTTAGACGGTGCGGACGAAATGGATAATCTAATTTCCGATATGGCTAACGGAGTAAAGAAAGCTATTCAGATTGAATTTGAAGCCGAACATTACGAAGAAGGTTATGAGTTAGTAAAGTTTTGGAGAGAAAGAAAAGCGTATGTCGGTGGAATGATAATGGAATACCTAAAAGAAGAAAAGGAAAAGTTATGATATGTTTCATTCCAACAAAAGGAAGAACAACCACAAAGACCTACAAATTATTTGAACAGGTTGGAATTGAAGTTCGACACTTTATTGAACCGCAGGAAATAGATAAGTACCCAGTTCCAAACAAAGTTTCTATTTTAGAAAACAACAAAGGGATTGGATACGTGAGAAACTTTATGCTTGATTACGCCAGAAAGAACAATCACGAATGGGTTATTGTTTGCGATGACGATGTAACTTCCTTTGGAATATACAACGGCAAGACGGTAAAGAAAGACGCTTCCATTTGGTTAGACATTTTAGACAAGGCAAAGAAACTTCCTTTTGAAATGATTGGAATAAATTACACGCAACACGCTTGGCACGAAAAAACAAACTACTCAGTAAATAAAAAGTTTGCAGAAGTTTGTGTCTTAATGAACGTCAAGAAGATCCATTGGAACTACCGCTCAGAGTTCAACTTAAAAGAAGATAGAGATTTTGCCTTGCAGACTATAAAGAACGGTAATGGTATATTGCGCTTCAATAGATATTGGTTTGCTTGCCCAGACGTTGGCAGTAACGCAGGTGGGTTGCAGGATATGTACAAGGCAAAGAAGGATGAGGAATCTGCAAAGAAGATGTGCCGTGAATGGAATCCTTTTATAACCTTG